TCCCGATTGTGTCGCTGGGCCAACTTTCTTGTGTGACCTTGCCGAGCCTAATGAAGTCGGACTGACTTGCATTGGTAACGTCCAAGCGGCCTTCGACGACCTTACATCTCTACAGGAGGACGTGACAGAGTTTACGCTAGTAAGAAATGATGGCAAGATTATTAATGTAGAGTTAATCGGAGATTGCATCCAATTCCATGACAACAACGACGGGCATGTGACAAATATGTACTTAAGCAAGAACCCTGACGCGATCATGAAACTCCGTCAGATGCACGCAACCCACCTACGTAACGAAGCAAAGAAATAGCCCCCCACGGGGATAACTTTAAGGAGATGTATTATGGAACATAGTAAATTACCTCACAGTAAACTGCCGTGGTTTGCTTCAGATGGTGTTAATGCAGGTGGAATCCGCAACGAAGATGGGTTTATATGCTTTTTAAAGACAAAGCCTTTTCATTATCAAGGGCAAGATGAAAGATATGAACGTGAGCTGAGGGAATGGGAAGGCAATTGCCATTTTATCGCTACTGCTGTGAACGAACACGACGCGCTTAAGGCTAAGGAGCGGTTGTTTGACGAGATGTTTAGTGCTATTGAGCTAACTTTTCACGATCTCTACGACGATAGCAGTACGCCCGGTAAATGGGTTATAGCCAAGAATGCAACCAAAGCAGTATACGACAAAGCTAAGGAGATCAAATAAGATGAGTGACCTGAAAGACGAAGGCAAAGTCAAGAGGCCATTGGAAGGTACATGTATGAAATGCAGTATTACCTTTGCTGCCTGTACAATGGAAAAGACTGAACAGGGTTGGATATGCAGGCGATGCTCGCAGCGAGGTGAGCGATGAGACGATTACAGAAAATAGTCAGCTTCGCCCTCACTGCCACCATAGACAATGACAGTAGCGAGCACGTGCAGGACGAAGAACTTGAACAGTTCATTGAATCCGACCTGCCCTGGAATCTTGAAGGGCTTGAAAAGGACGGGATTACGATTGAATCTATAACTAATATTACTTTTGAATAAGGGATAGTAAGATGAAGTTTCCGATATATCACGACATGGAACAGGGCAGCGATGAGTGGTCTGCTGTCCGCATGGGTAAAGTTACTGCGTCTCGATTTAAAGATGCTATGGCCGGTGGCTCAGGAGCGTCAAAGGACACTCTAATGAATGACCTTCTATCTGACTTAGACCAAATAGAAGACGCCGAAAAAGAATCATCATACTCCAATAAGTACATGAAGTGGGGCACAGAAACGGAAGCCAAAGCCAGGGATGAATACGAAGAACAGCTTGGATTAGAAGTTAAGCAGGTAGGTTTCATCGAGCTAAACGAATTTGTAGGAGTATCTCCAGATGGGTTGGTTGGAGATGATGGATTGATAGAAATCAAATGCCCTAAGTCTTCTACTCACATGAAGTACCGCAGAAAAGATAAATTCCCTGCTACATATGTTAAACAAGTTCAAGGGCAATTGTGGGTTAGTGGGAGAAAGTGGTGTGATTTTGTTTCATTCGACCCAAGATCAAAGCATTCATTCTGGCATATTCGCGTTGAAAGAGATGAGGATATGATAAAGAAAATAGAGAAAGAAGTTAATGCTTTTGTAGAGCTAATGAAAAGAGAATTAACAAGACTAAATAAATCGCCGTTTTAGGAGAATTACCAATGATCGAAAGAAGCAAAGAGTTTGGAGCTATAGCGAAAGCCTTTTTAAAAGCGCAACCTAATATTGAAACAGCCCTTAAGACCAAAGAGGGGCATTACGGAAAGTACGCTGACCTAGTTGAGGTTATGGAAGTCATCAAAAAACCATTGAACGCAGAGGGCATCTTGATTATACAAGCAATTGATATATCCCGAACTGAAAATGGGGATGACAAAGTAATTATTATAACATCGCTAATTCACGCCGAAACATCACAGTTTTTTAGTTCTAATACGCCTGTATTCTGCAAGCAATTGAACGATCCAACTGCTTTAGGTTCAGGTATTACGTACTCTAAGAGATTTGGCCTGCAAGCCATTGGTGTAATCCCTTCGGACGATGATGACGGCAAAGCAGCTGCGAGAGAAGCGGCTAAAATTGAAAAACCAACAGAAGACCAACAATTGATAATAGACGAAATATGTAAAAAAATGCCAGCAAAAGAAGGTTTCACTCCAGATAATAAAAGTATAGGGCGACTGTGCTATATAAACAGCGTTTCAGTGCCTAAGGACTACCCAAATGACATAACAAAGATTGTGGGTATCATCGAATGGTTGCTTGGGAAATTCAAAGACACGCAATTGTATAAAAATGTAATATAGCTTATTTAAAACAAACCGGATGGCTCGCGTGAGTCATCAACTCGGCGGTCAGGCTGTTTGCCGACTCTCTGGTCGTCGAGTATTTTAATCTAACCGGCTGAGAACGTTTACAAAGGAAGTGTAACTCTACCAGCTATCACCTCCAGGGCAATTAAAGGATTAGCTGTCTTGGGGGTAACTTTAAGGAGAATAAGAATTATGAGTGAACAAAAAAGAGGGCCATGGTTCGAACTGATTGCTATGGTTAAACGTAATATCCATTGCTACGAAAGCATATCTCTGGCAAATGACGACGTTGAGAGGTTATTGTCGGTTGTTGATGATCTACTGCCTGACCCTTTCACAGTAGACGCGACGCACACAGATCCCGGCGAGAAAGAAACCGCCCTTGCACTGGCGAACAAGAAGTTGGCGAGAGCAGAGGAGGCGTTGAAGGAAGCTACAGATGCAATAGAAGCAGCCATAAGAATCAAGGATTTGTGGACTTACAACCATGATGACTACCTATCCAATGGAACCGAAGGCCAAGCATTGTCTACCATGTTACAAAAGTTCAATGACGTCCTCGGTATTACGGAAGACACCCAGCTTAGGGACACAATCGGCAGAAACCCGGTATCATTCCTACAGCCGTGCAAATTCCAATCAAAGGGATCGCCTGTTAAATGCAGAGATCCGTACAATTTTAGATTTGCGGGGCCTTGCTCTAAGAACTGTGCTAAACCTACTAAGGAGAAAGTAAAATGAAGATAGGTGAATATAACAGCATAGTTTCTGCGTCCGAGAGAGCAAGGGATGTGTTTTTCGACAATGAATCTGCATCCTACAGGGTAGTAACTAAGGTATGGAAGCATATACTGTTGACAGGTAAAGATGAGCTTATTACTAAAGGGAGTCTCAGGCGCATTGTAGCAAAGAGCTTAGGGGCTGGTGTATACGAATTGAAATTAAAGGATCTATAAAATGAATACTAAGACGACCACAAAACAAAGAATCGTAATAATCATACTCGCCATCCTCATCCTCTTTGGCTGGGCTTGGTCAATGCAGGGGCTGGGCGGGGAAGCGGTAGCACGGGATGAAGTCTCTGCTCTTGAAGCCACACGGGACAAGTCGCTCGACTCACTTATAGAGCTATTTATTGCTATAGGGAAAGTTGAGAGTAATTTCGACTGCAATGCCATAGGTAAAAATGGCGAATTGGGCGCGTTTCAGCTTAGGAGGATTTACGTCACTGATGTCAATAGGATAATCAAACTCAATGACACTCCTGTACGTCGCATATACAAACATCAAGACAGCGTAAATATCATGGACGCAATGTATATGATGTACAGGTATTCGTTTTATTATTACGTGAAAGCAGAAAAGTCTTTAGACATTCCAATTGACATGGAACAGGGAGAGGTGATTGCCAGGATTCACAACGGCGGTCCAAAGGGATACCTTAAGGAATCGACAAAAGCTTACTGGCTTAAAGTCAAGGCAAGAATGGAGCGTACTAAATGAAACCAAAACACCTAAAACCTGAAATGGTACTGGCTGTACTTGAGGATCGTAAGACTCAAACGAGAATGCCCATGACTGAGAAGTTTTTAGCTAAAATGAGGCTTGCTGCGGAAATCGGAGAGATAAGTTATTTCATGGACAATGGCTGCTTGCAACCAAATGACGAGTCTTACATTGTCGACTTCGCTAAATACAAACTCGGGGACGTCCTCTATATCCGAGAGCGTGCAAGGCTGACTAATTTCACGTTGGATTGTAGGTATCAGTTCACTTATGAAGCAGACGGGAAAAAGAGCGATTTCATAGAAATACCGGAAAGAATCAAAGAGATTGGAATCGGCCACTGCGTCCCCAACGGTTGCTTCCGAGAGCTTGCCCGTATATTCCTTAAGGTTACAGGGGTAAGGATTGATCGGATTCAGGACATAAGCGATGATGACGCAATGGCAGAGGGGATCACGCTCGAACAGGCCATGTCGTATTGCTGTAGTGATGGATTTAGAGCACATTTCTCAAAGCTCTGGGATGATTGCTACGGACAGGGTGCATGGGACTTTAACGACTGGTGTTTTGTTTACGATTTCGAGAGGACAGATAAGCCATGACTGATTTACGAAAAGAAGCGAAAGGACGACAGTGCCAGGTGATGATTCCGGGTATCTGCAATGGTAATCCTGAAACAGTAGTACTGGCTCATATGAACAGCAAAAGATTGTTCCGGTGTGGCATGGGACAGAAAGTGCCAGACCGGTTCGGGTCGCACAGTTGCAGCTCTTGCCATGACGCAATAGATGGACGGCGATTTGCTACTGAATTCACAGACGACCAAATGAAAATAATGTTCTGGGAAGGCGTTTTTAGGACTCAGAAACTATTGATGGACGAAGGAAAACTATGAGATTTAAAGGAATGACAAGAGATCTTCAGCCATGCAGCAATTGGCCCGCAATTCACGATGAGTGCAGGAAATACGAGCGTTTCGTTGTTGAGGTAAATGAAATTGATTCCGATAAGGACATAAGCAACCAGCAGATGAAGTACCTGCACGCTGTAGTTTTCCCGTTACTCGCAAAGGAAACCCATTGCTCGTTATGGCAGGCTGAGTTCGACTGCAAGCGACATGCGGGCAATCAGTGGTTTATAAAGAAGATCGGCGACCAGCATTTCGTACTTTCAAAGACTTCACTGTCAGTCAAACAAACTAACGAATGGATAGATAACGTAGTAGATTGGGCGCAAACAGGGGGTATTCATGTACCGCTTCCAGATAAAGATTGGCGTCAGAACAAGAAACCAAAGCAAGCGGGTTATATCTCTTAGGGCGTACAGCGTCCTTATTTATACTTTCAACCGCTATTAACGCTCCCTGCTCGTTGCAGGGGGCATACTTTAACAGGAGACGATATGAATAATATAGAATTGGACGGCATTAAACACAGGGCATATCACAATGAATCCACAGATCAGGATTGCTTGGATTTAATTCAACACATTGAAATATTAACAGGAGATATTGCTTGCGAGGGATCACTGCTTGAAAAGATAGCAGATAACCTGACCGAGTACATTGATGTTGACTTTCATGTTTCTATAGACAAATGTGCATTCAAGAGACTCATTCAAAGAAACAAGTAAACTTTAATAAGGAGCAGTAGCATGGACAAACAGAGACGTATGGGCGTTACTTTACCGGCCAAGCTATGCAAATCAATCGAAACTGAATGCGACAACAACGGATGGGCAAGGTCTGTTCCGGTCAAGATAGGGCTGGAATGTTTTCTGAGTGCCACACGGGAGCAGCGGATTGAGCTACTAAAGAAATTCAACAAGCGAATAAAAGGGAGTTGACATGCACGGCTTCACCTCAGACCAAGAAAGCGTAAAGCTCAGGCAGTGCCTACGTGAAATATCCAAGGCAAATATCCAGGGCCTTTACAGCGGTACAGAGAAGACTATGCTAACCCGTTGCTGGCTTAGCTGTCCGGGTAGCCAGTGTGTGAATCGATGTGCGAATAGCCGTAACTTTACCGAGCATGACGCTAGGGATATATACTCCGTGCATAGCCGGCTACCACGGGAGAAAGAACCGGATCCAGTTAAGCCGGATCCAAAGCCCCAACCGAAGCCAAAACCTAAGAAGTGGATGACTGGCGGGATGGGGAAGGAAAGTTTCTTTTAATAATTTGAAATTAGTTCTTGCAATTTGGTTTATATGTGTTATATTTTAAGTAACTATGAAGTTCGCTACCAATACAATCAAATTATACCCTTCGCGCTCCCACGTCTGTAGCGGACTTCTGGCGCTTAGGGTTTTTTTATGGAGTAAATTATGAAAGTTGAAATAACCAGATCAGGCGATAACTTGAAATTAGTTGTAACCCCAGAAAACGAAACAGAGGATTGCTTGTTACATTCGTTTCATTTGCTGAATGAGTTACAGACTAACGCCTATGAGAATGTCGCTATATGCGATTTAGAGAGTTAACCATGCAAGGCTGGATAAAACTACATAGAAAGGAACGCTATGGACAATAACGTTTTAATAGGTAAGATCGTAGACTTTCTCTATACAGGCGGTTGCTACTATAGGAATGGAAATTACAACGTGCCGAAAAGTGTCTTATTACCCGCTATGGACGATATTGCAAATGGTGGAAGTGGGCATCTCGAAGAATATGACACCCTTTACTGGATGGCAGACTTCGACGAAAATTCTATTGTTTCGCCGGAGAATGCAATGTTATTTGAATCATCCCTAAGAAATGAGACATTTTGGGACATCTATAATATTCATAGCATGGCAATCATTCAGGACATAAAGGTCCATATAGAACATTCTGCACAACTCATGTCGGACAAAGCAATCAAAGAAAGACGCCGAGCAGAAGCTTGTAGATATACAGCAAGGAAAGATATTCGGCTAATGATATTCACAAGGGACGGTAAGGTATGTAAGCCATGCGGAGCCACTACAGACTTGACTTTGGATCATGTAATCCCAGTGTCTAAAGGCGGCGAAGATAACCCTGGTAATCTTCAAGTCTTATGTAAATCTTGCAATAGCAAAAAAGGTGCTAAGTAATGGCTAAACGATTCTTTACAACAGAACTGGTCGACGATCCAGAGTTTATTGATTTGAACCCATCTGGCAAAGCTCTATGGTTATTCCTACTATCTAAATGCGACATATCTGGCGTTGTTAAATTCAGCGACAAATTAGCTTCATTAGTTATCGGCTGTGATATACCAGAGATCAATAAAAATCTTGAAATATTAGTCGGATATGAATGGATTGAGATGATGAAAGTGGGTAAGTATTTCATTATTGGCTTCTGTGATTTCCAGTACGGAACCCTATCAGAAGGGAGCAGACCACACAAAGCAGTTATTAAACTACTTGTAAAGCACGATTTATTTGAAAGGGTATCCAAAGGGTATCCAAAGGGTATCTATACCCTTAAAGATAAAGATAAAGCTCAAGACAAGGATCAAGAGCAAGATAAAGACAGCGAATTTTTAATTTTTAATGCTGCTTGCTTGCTTTATCCAGGACTCAAGCGGGAATCTATTACAGAGCTTGCCGACTTCCAGATGGGTAATTTCGATTGGGAAAATGACTTGCCGCTCTTATTGCCAGCGATCCAGAAGCAAATCGAGTGGCGTAATAATTCCGATCTAGCTTGGCGCCCCCCTTGGAAGAACTTCAAGGCATGGCTGTCAGGCCGTCACTGGGAAGATGTATTGAGTGAGTCGGCAGAAGCGAAAGAAAAGGATTGCATTGAATGCGGTGCGGCGTATGCTGAGGGTCATAAGTTTGGCATGAATACGCGTACTAATAAAAAAGAATATAAATGCAAAGAATGCAGGAAAGGAATAGAATGAGTTATAAAGATTTTTTAAAAAATAAAGCACTAACCGATATACCATCAGGATTTGACATTGACGATTTAGTTGTAGATGGTGCTAAAAATAACCTTTTTGATTGGCAAGAGGATATTGTCAGGTGGGCACTTGCAAAAGGCCGAGCGTCTTTGTTGGAAGATTGCGGACTTGGCAAGACGCCTCAGCAATTAGTATGGGCCTATAATGTCCTACGCAAAAAAGGAGACGTGCTTATAGTTGCTCCTTTAGCTGTAAGCCAGCAGACGCACCGTGAGGGTTTAAAGTTCGGGATTGAGGCCAATTACTCCAGGGATGGTAGTAAGTCGTCTTGTGGGATTACTATAACAAATTACGAGATGCTTCATAATTTTAACCCTGGTGATTTTGAAGGAATCGTATTAGATGAATCAAGCATACTTAAATCATACACAGGCAAGTATAGAACCCAACTCATAGACGAGTGGTCTAGTATACCTCATAGGCTATGCTGCACTGCCACTGCCGCACCTAATGACTTGATGGAGCTCGGCAATCATGCCGAGTTCATGGGGGCTATGAGCCGTGGCGAGATGCTTTCCATGTTCTTTGTTCACGATGGCGGCGAGACTCAGAAGTGGAGGCTTAAGGGGCACGCACTACAAGAATATTGGAAGTGGGTATGCTCATGGGCAATAATGATGCGTAAGCCTTCCGATCTTGGATATGACGATAAGGACTTTATTCTACCATCGTTAAATATGCACGAAATTACAGTTGATGTTGACCATACTAAAGCAGTTAACAACCTATTCTTGATGGAAGCACAAACTCTACAGGAACGCCAGCGAGCAAGAAAAAGCTCATTAAAGGAAAGATGCGAACGTGCTGCTGAAATAGCAAACAGTAGCGATGAGCCGTGGCTGATTTGGTGTGATAGAAATGACGAAAGCACGATGCTTAAGAAACTAATCAATGATGCTGTTGAAGTTAAAGGCTCAGATTCAATAAGCCATAAGGAAAACTCTATGCTTGGATTCTCTGACGGATCTGTTAAAAGACTAATAAGCAAACCGTCTATATGTGGTTTCGGAATGAACTGGCAGCATTGTTGTAAAACTATATTTACCGGGCTGTCGGATTCTTATGAGAAATTCTATCAGTCATTACGTCGGGTATATAGATTCGGGCAAAAAAAAGAAGTTGACGCATATATAATTACATCTGTTTTAGAGGGTGCTGTTCTGGCTAATATCAAACGCAAAGAAAAGCAGGCTCAAGAGATGGCAGATGGCATGGTTAAAAACATGCACGTTTATAACGAAAAGAATATCAAGGCAACTACAAGAGATCAGACTAAATATAATCCTACTATTAAAATGTCATTACCATCATTTATGAAAGGTTAAAATGGAAACTTTAAACTCAACAATAACAGCAGACTTTGCAGCATATCATGGTGACAGTTGCGAATTATTAACGACATTCCCAGATGATTCAATTGGCTATTCTATATTCTCCCCGCCGTTTGCATCTTTGTATACTTATTCAAATTCAGAGCGTGATCTTGGAAACTGCAAAAGCGATGATGAATTCAAAGAGCATTTCGGATTTATTGTCGAAGAACTATTCCGCGTCATTATGCCGGGCAGGTTGGTTTCTTTCCATTGCATGAACTTGCCTACTAGCAAGTCAAGAGATGGCGTTATAGGTATTCGAGACTTTAGAGGTGATATGATAAGGCTGTTTCAGGGTAAAGGCTTTATATACCACTCAGAGGCGTGTATATGGAAAAACCCAGTTGTTGCCATGCAAAGAACAAAGGCACTTGGATTACTTCACAAGCAGATCAAAAAAGATTCTTGCATGAGTCGGCAGGGCATACCTGATTACTTAGTTACAATGCGTAAGCCTGGAGTTAACCCAGAACCAGTAGCAGGAGAGTTTCAGTATTTCGCTGGTGAATCAGAAACATTTAAGCACACTGGCAATCTAAGTATTGACATTTGGCAGAGATACGCAAGCCCTATATGGATGGATATAAACCCATCGAAGACATTGCAATACAGATCTGCGCGAGATCACAATGACGAACGTCATATATGCCCATTGCAATTAGAAGTGATCGAGCGTGGTTTGCAGATGTGGTCAAACGAGGGCGATACGGTATTGTCTCCGTTTATGGGGATAGGATCAGAGGGCCATGTTTCGATAAAATGCGGTCGTAATTTTGTAGGAATTGAGTTAAAAGAATCATACTACAAACAAGCCGTAAAGAACCTGAAAAACGCAGTTGTTGAGGCAAAAGAAAACAAACTATTTTAGTCACGGATAAATACTTTCTGGCAGAGATGTCCATATTTATACTTACAGCCGTGAATCTAAAAGCTCCCGGCTCGTTGTCGGGAGCATACTGATACTAATGTACATAACCGTTTATATAAACATAAAGAACAAAGAAAGGTAGAGAAATGACACACTGGACGGACGCTTTTAATAAACACGAGCAGTTATATCATTATCAAGTTATGGCTGAAACTTTCGGACACCTAGCAATAAAAAAGAATGTTGCTTATCATGGGCGTTTAGTTTTTGCTGTTGGATGCTATGAGTCTGGGTATCTTAACCCTACTGCCTTATTATGTGAGTTTGATGGCGTAAATGATTCTCCGTGGCTTTATGACGGCGTTGAGGAGTTCATGCAGTCAATAACAGATAAACTTGAAGTGGGTTGTGTTTATGAATTCAACGGAGAGCTTAAGAATTACGAGTTTGATGGGAAAATAAAATTAATACTCAATCCAGATAAATAACTTTAAACATAAAGAACATAGAAAGGGAATAGAATGAACGACAGTGATGTATTTGAAGCAATAAAACAGGGAACAAGAGACGCGATATATGATCTTGTTAAAAGTGGAACTGATATGCCATGTGCTGATATTCTTGAAGCCATTAAGCAGGGTACGGCGGATGGTATCGAAAGAAAAACCCAATAGCCCCCTATTCATAAGTAGAATGAAAGAGTAAGAAATTTAACCAATGTAGGAGAATAGAATGAGCGAAGAAATCAAATGCACAATAGCCTGTGATTTAAAAATGAAGCAAATTCCACAATTGCACATTTTAATAGGCAAGCAAGTTAAGCGTATTGATAATCTCCAAGAAGACAACCGCAAGCTCAAGGCAGCTAACGATCATATGAGTGCGGCTCTTGATGACTTTGGGGGCGTTACAGAGCTTGTGAAAGCACTTGAGTACATAGACGGCCAACTGTACACTCTTGTTTATACCGATGGGGCTGTTAAGCGATGTAGGTCTCACTTGATGAAAGCCGTAACGAAAACCAAAAATACCCTCGCAAAATATAAGAAAGAAAACTATAGGAGATTATAGAAATGAATGAAACAAAATACGGAAAACAGCCTTTATGCAGAGCTTGTGGTGAAGCATTGCCAGTAATAGGAAATCATCAATGTAGCCCTACATATAAAGAGCTTGAAGCGGTAATGAAACAGGCAAGAAAATGCAACAACTGCATGACCCGGGAAATCTCCAGCCTAACCAACGAACCTTTATCCTGCAATGGCAATGAGAACGGGACTTGTGACCAGGACGGCCGTGATAATGAGCGGATAGTTGAGCTTGAGGCGGAGCTTGCAAAGCATCAAGGCGAATGCGTTTACGATCCAGATGACAAAGGGACGATGGATACGGGTTGTGGGCATTGCTCTCTAGTCCCAAACAACTCACAGAGGTTTTGCACTTGGTGCGGAAAGCCAATAAGATTGGCATGGGAAAAATCCCCAATGGGAACCTTTCCCAGTGATATAGAGGAAGGAAATTGAGAGATGGCAAAGAGACTACCGTACACCCCAAAGAGCCGCATACAGAACTGGATAAGGCGTGGCTGGACTCAGTCACGGGAGAATGCTAAGGTACGTAAGGACGCTAACTATTCATGCTCTCAGTGCGGTAAAAAACAGAGTAGAGCCAAGGGTAAGGTTGTTAAAATAGAAGTACACCATATAGACGAGATCAACTGGGAAAACGTCATCAGGGTTGTACGAGAGGAAGTTCTTGATAAGCCTCAAATTGTATTGTGCTATGACTGCCACAAGGCAGAGACGGCAAAGCAGGTTGCTAAAAGACAAGAAAATAAATAACATCCAATTAAGGAGTACTATCATAATTTCATATAAAGACAAGACATTCTGTTCGTACTGGATGCCATGTAAAAAGGGCTTGAAGTGCGACAGGGCTTTGACTTCGTTTGTCATGGCTAATGCAGAGACGTGGTGGGGTAGTGAAAACCCTCCTATATGCACTTACAAAGATAAACCAGACTGTTTTAAGGAGATAGTATAATGAGTGAAATAGAATATGACAGCACAGAGCTAAAAGAGAAGGCTGCGTCTATGCTTAATCTGAAAGAATGCCCCCCAAGCCTAGCGTCAAGGCTAGATAGAATGCAACAATTGTGCGAGAATGCCAGCGGAGAAATCGTTTCCCCGCAAGTCCTTGCCCACATAATCTTTAACTGGGAGTTACAGTTATAATGGCAGAAGATATAGACTACGAAAAAGCCTTTAAGATGTTGCTTGCGGCTAATTACATGGGCGTAAGGATAAGTACGTCAGATGGGCATTGGTGGATTGAAGCCTTAGATTTTCACAATGATGGCAGCGAAACTCCGTGGATTGACCATGACGCCTATTTCGACAAATTACTATGCAAGAACAGCGTAACTTGCCGTGAAAAGGTGTATGACGGCCCACTCCAAGCCCTTGCACGGATAGACGCAGCAATGAAGGCTTGCGACAGCGGTAAAGGTTTACTTGAAGGCGTCTACACTGATGACTGGTACATGGGCGATGCAAGCGAATCTAACGAAGGTGTAACTAAGAATGGAAAGGAAATAGAGTAATGGCAACAGAAATAGTAATTCCGTATCTCAAGGCACGCGACCAACTGCCTACGTTTACAGTTATCAACTGCGTGAGTTGGAAGCTACCGTACAAATGGATCGGCCATACAGCAATAGTCTTTGTTGATCCGGTCACTGGTCAAGTGATGATATTTGAGTCTACGACATTGAATAAGCATACGGGCATATCAGGCGTTCAGATGATGGCATTTGGTGCATGGCTTGCCCATTACCCAGGCAAGGTATACGCAAGGGTTCCGAAGTTTGGCGATTCGAGCGATGGAGCAAACGCAACCAGAGAAATAATGGCAGCAGAATTCATCAAAGAGCATCTTGGATCGTCCTATCCAGACATTAAGACAATGACAGGGCGGTTTAAACTGTATATGGCCTCGCTTGATTTCAGGCTGTTCGGGCGAGATTGGTTTACTTATACGGGTAAGGACGAAGGTATATTCTGTACTCAGCTTGTTATAATGATGTTGCAGGCTTGTGGATTATTTGGAACTGGTTATAAAGCAAGTGAGTACGAACCTGACGACACTAGAGGTAATAACCACTGGTTTGATGATTCTGTGATTGACATGGTATACCTACCAGAAGTTGAACTAAAATAAAACTTGACTTCTATGAAATATATGTTATATTATTGATAGCTAGGGCATCGAACCCGAAAAGGACGGACACCTGACCGTCCCTGCTATTCACTTTAATCAGGCACTATTACAGGGATAGTATTATGAAAAAGATTGACATTAGTACAGCGAAGCACCGGAACAGGTTTGCCTTGGTAGACGATGATGATTACGAGAGACTCAACAGACACAAATGGAACACCCTAACAAGGTTTGGCACTACTTACGCTAGACGTACCATTCGAGATCACATGTCAAAATCCAATAAGACTATCCTTATGCATAGGGCTATCATGGACCTAACCGGCAAAGATGAGATGGTGGACCATCGAGACATGAACGGTTTAAATAACCAAAGAGCTAACCTAAGAATATGTTGCAGGGCAGGTAACTCCATGAATAGATGTAAGCCGGCCAATAATACATCTGGATATAAAGGCGTGTCTTGGCAGAAGCAATGCGATAGATGGGGAGCCTCTATTCGTTACAAAAAGAAGTCTATATATCTAGGCCATTTCTTTTGCATAATTAAGGCCGCAAAAGAATACGATAAAAAAGCAACTGAACTATTCGGTGAATTCGCAAGAACTAATTTTGAAAGGAAAGTAAGATGAGTACAAGACATATTAAGAAATGTGATTACTGTCACAAGGAAATGCCAATAGACGAGAAGGAACCTGCTAAGACCATTGACAAGCAATATTTTAACAGGGAAAACTTAATTGACGAAGATACAGGAAATAAAATTAAAAGCATTGGCCTTACCTTAGTGGCATTTCCCTGCCTTGACATTTGCTATAAATGTGCCCTGCAATTCACGCTCACAGAAATCAAGAAGGAGATTGAATCACTATGAAAACACTAATAACCCTTCTGGCCTGCCTCATATTCGGGGCGTCGGGGTGCATGGTTTTATGGACAGACCATGCGTTCCTCTACACTTTTGCGAAGTCTGTAGACACTAAAGAACTTGCTCTTGTCGCAGACCCAAACTCCACCAAGATCGGCAGCGGGCAGACTAAGACGAAGAATGATAAAATTAAAGGCACTGCTATTATAGGCGGAGTGCCTGTGCAAATTGAAAGTAAAGATTAATAACATATGTTTCAGTCCAGCCTCTCATCCTCGCCGGGTGGGAGGCATATTAAAGGAGAAATAGAATGGCAAAACAAGGGAAATGCAAGGGTCAATGCACCGCCTGTAAAATTGAATGCCACGTAAGGCGTAAGAATTACAATCCAGCATGGGATAATCAGGGACTCGACCGCCTACTGGAAGATATTACGGATGGCGGATATACGAAACGTAGGGAAATAAACGACCCCGCCTAATCAAAGACGGAGCCGTCAGGAGGAAGATGTCCACTTGCTATGTTGACGATCCGATTACTACAAGGTCGAACGTATCGTCATTTGTGCCCGATACCGTTATTAAATCGCCTGTTCCGGAGGTTACGGTTATCCCATTTACCGATATAAATTGATTATATCCGCCATTGTCAATATTCATAACGCCGCCCGCCGCAATCATGGGAATATTGTTCGCACCTCCGATAGCCATTGCGTTTGCGTCGTTATTGATTACATATACCGACATAACCTTAGCGAATGTTACAGCATTGCCGAGAGGGTCCGTGAGAGCTCCTATAAGGTCATAACTCACCGCTCCGCCTGCGATTACACCCGTGACGGTGAAAATGGCGTCAGTGGGGACTGTAGTGAGTTCTGTGGCTTGTTTGACGTTAACCTGGCTATTTACTGATGATAAACCTACATCGCCTGTTAGCGTTGATCTTATTTTAATTTCCAGTTTGTTTTCTAGTGCCATTTTATAGCTCCTTTATTTATCCCATTTATCGTTTGGGCAGTTCTCGTCTTGTACTCTAGCCTTTTTCGGTATATGACACTTGCATATACTGCACCAGAGCGTTTTTGCTATCCAGTAATTATCAGGGCATCCCCTGCATATTGCTATCCGTCCGTCTGTAAATTCGTACTTTATCCCTAGTACATGAGCAATAGTGCCCTTGACTATGTTCTTTCCTTTTCTTGCTATTTGTTTTGTTTTTCCGCAGCAGGTCATTATGGGGTCTCCGATATAACAGCAGTGCCACCAGCCAACAAGCACGTGAAATTGTCATCTTGAAGCCCAGGGTCTCCGCAGTTTAAACTGAATGGATTTCCCAGAGTTTCATCCCAGCAAGGCAAGGTAGCTACGCCAGTAAACGATTGCACTGGAGTGTTTGCAGCTGTCCAGATTTGCGTGGCAAATAAATTACAGACTAATGTACCGTCTTCTGATAGCGAAACGCTAATAGCTGCCTCTACTACACTCGTAAAGGATGGCGTGCCACTGCATTCCTCGTTAAAGTAAGCACCTGCTCTTATGCTGGAGTCTACGTCAATAATTTTACTGTACAGACAAGGTATTTCTCTATTTAGTGTATGTGTTTTATTGATCTCGCCTGCTAAATCGCCAATGTAATCTTGTGATTGGCCAAAGCCAACTGAGACTGAGCAGCATTGGATCAATCCGGAGATAGTAACATCTATTGTGTCTGGATTATCGCATTCCGAGCATGGCACGGGGGGTATTATGCCATCATCAACCACCTGCACCTTCCCCGTAGCAGCCGTGAAGTGCATTAGCCCTGTACTTGGATTGTATTGTGCTTTTATTGCGATGGTTTATTCCTTTATGTTAATCAGTGACTTTGTGACCTTCTACTGAAGCTATTATTGCATCTAACCCCGTCAAGTCGTCTTGAACTATCCATTGTAATACTTCCGTGCCTGATAGCCGGAGAGATACCCCGTGCTTATCCTGCCCGTTAAATGTTATCCTTGACGATAGACCTGTGCTGCCAGCAGGGGAATTATCAGAATAATTAACATCATAACACCACTGCTTTATGTCTCGATTGGTCTTGAAATTGAATATAGTTTTATGTATTCCATTGTATGTCCTCAAGACAAGACCGTTATCGAGGGCGTCAATATTGCCGAATTTACCATCGTCCATAGCTGTAGAGCCACCGAGCATAGTAAGCATCATTCTATTTATATCAACAGCGTCTGCTCCTGCCCTAAAAGTGTAAATCTGAGGAGTCGCTATACTACCAACAACGGCCATGTTGCTGGTCACTATTCTTCCAAGAGCCGAGGCTGAGGGGAATATATGGTCAATTGGGCGATCAACTGTAATTGTATTCGTTGCTACCACAATTACCACTGCCTGGAAAGCCACATCACCTATTACATCTAACAGTAATATCTCGTTATCAACTGAGATGCCATGCCCACCTGTAGCTGTAAACACATAATTCAAAGTCGTCTCTGTACTTGCCGTGGTATCTGCCGAGATAGTGAAGTTACTCACTGACTGATTAAACAGACTGTCTATTGTTTCCGAATGTTGGTCTTGGATATTAACAGCAAGGCCACCGTTAGACTCAACACAAGCAAGCTGGTCTGTCCCGCATCCGTCTTTTATTTTTATCTCTTTAAAAAAACTCATATTATTATCCATCCCACATTATTAGATACGATTACTATATTGTCGTCTTGGTCTATTTCTTGTGTAAGTTCATCGTCTATTGTTTCTGTACCATCGCCATCAATCGTAATAGTTCCGGTTCCTGAGTTCTTTATTGAAAACTCCCTACCCTCTCGTCCTACCGCAGTAGGGAGCGTTACAGTAAAGGAATTAGCAGTGCATTCGATCTGATAATCTTCATCGTCAAGCGTAGTGAGTGCAGTTATAGCACGATACGGAAACTCGACACCTTTAAATATTCTCATTACCATTTTGTAACCGTATCCCCTTCAACTGCGTGTTCGACTTCATCGTCCGCTGAGTTATGCCTTATGAATGTGTCGCCGACTCCGCCGTCAAGCCCAAACTTCTCGTCCGATGCAATTGCTACACTATTAAAGACCGGATTCTCATCAACGCACTTACAGTCATCCGTAGCGATAAACGCTTGCGTACACCACCACTCAGTACCGAATTGCTCAACGAAGATAAGCGATCCATCGACCAATCGAGGAACCGCATCGTTTAGGTTCTCAGAGCCACTGCCACCGATTACGGAGCAATTGACGGATATTTCCGTACCGGTCGTGTCCTTAGCCAGAAAACAAGTTACTGTAGTTACTGCTCCTGGTGCATCCTTCACAAATGCCATACTTGCACCACTACTGCCAGCGCCGCCTCGAACAAGCCTCCGCCGCAATGCCTGTATATTAAGGTTTAACGTGACGCCTTTTCCGGCACGTCTCACGTTAATATAAGGATCGCCGTGCAATTGTAGTAATCCCTGCACGTCACGCCACATTATATCGAGCTTCGGTAGCATTCGTTTGTTAAATTGTTTGAACATTCAATTTCAGCCTATATAAATATCGGAGTCGGGAATAAGTCGGTAAAGTCGAAACTCTCGTAAGATTCGACGGTTATTTTGCCAACGTCCTGTATTGGATCGGGTACTGGTTCGCCGGTCAAATCGTCCGAGTAAACAACTTCCGGGTCCCACCCGCCTGTCCTATATTGGAATTCGTAACGGTTTACCCACATGGTAGGAATTGTAACCAACGTACCACTATTGTCGCTTGTTCCAGTGATCGAAGTACAAAGCCATTCGCCTGAATCTTTAAACCACCATATGTCGTCATTAACTTTACCCTCGTATAGAGCTTGTGGTATCGCTGGGTCTATGTTTTCTCTTACAGTGTAAATCCTTGACCCTTCTGGCTTGAATACCGTAACGGTTCCGCCCTGCTCTAACAAACCCGTGTTTCTCCGCCTATCTTGCTCTCCCGATGGGTCAGTACCGCCGTAATCGCTTGGATATTCATAAAAAGTTACAATAGATCCGCCTGCTAATGGCCCTGCCTGATAATTAGTCGTCTCGATCTGGCTCAACTGACTGCCAACGTCAATCTGTGTTATACCGAATTGGCTCTGTTGGTAAGTGAGGGTAAGTGCGAATTCTCCGTCACCAATCGCATCAGCGTCTATTTTACGAAGCCAGCATCCCTTCAGGTCGGTAATGCCTGTAGCTGCGAAAAGATCGTCACCGGCAAGCGGAATAGCACTGTCAGTCAACGCACTGTATATCTGCTTCACATCGGCATCATCACCAACCCCATCAACGCCTGTTAGTGTAGCCTTAACCACAAAATCAAACCCGTTAATAGAGGCATCATAAGACCCCCTTGCGCCCTTGATATTATATAAATGAGCAGTACTCATAGTATATCTTTCCCTGTAATTTCAGTTAGCGTTTGCTGTTGTATAGAAATAGATTTTTCCATCAAAGCATTCGTCTTATTTACGCCTGTAGTAGAACTGCCAGCGTTAAGAGCGGCAACGTCGATAAACTCTGAGCGTATTTCTTGGAAGCGGCCGGAAGCTAATTGCCCTAGCGGTTCTTTTTCTTCCTGTGAATCCTTGAACAATTTCTCTTTTTCGATAAGTTCAGCAACTAGCCTTTCAGCTTCCTTAGTTCCCTTGTTAAACTCTTTCCATGCCTCTCCTTCGAGGCCGTCCCTGATCTTGTCAAGCCTTTGTAGTTGTGCTTCTAATTCAGATAGTCCAACTTCGTCAACTCTTTGCTGTAAGTCGGTAACGAATCCGGTTATTGCATCTAGCCCGGATATGTTCCTTTTTTGTTGTGCAAGCCGATCTCGCTCTGCCCTTGCAATGTCCCGCACTACTCTTTCTTGCTGTATTGCATTGACTAATTGCATCCTTGACAGATTTAGGCTTTTCTGGGCTATATCAACAGCTTTATTCCTACCGGCTTCGGTTATGCCTTTTTTCTTGACTTGAACCTTTTCTAAAAATGCAGCCTTTCTTGCCACTTCATCCCTAAGCTCATCTATCGTTGTCGCAGCTGCCTGTAAGCTTTTTTTGGCCGCAGTCGAAATGCCATCCATCTTAGTAGCGGTATCTTTCATGGCATTATTCATGCTAACGATTGCGGCAGTTGCAACGCCAATTCCTACAGCTATTGCAACCCACCCTTTAGGCCCCATAGCAGCCGATAGTAGAGTTCTGGTTATTACAGCGGCACGCCATACAAGATTAAGACTCTTTACCCATTTAATCAACACCACTATCTTGCTTACGGTGAAAACTATCGCCGTTGACATGGCTAGATATTTTACTGTGTTGCTCTGGGCAAATTTAATCAGGACATTAAAACCCCTGCCTAGTTTCTTAAATATAGGGATCATCTTATTGCTAGTGAAAGAGACTATCCTAGACATTACCGGCATCAACTCGTTACCCAACAATTCCTTAAGGTCTTCAGCTTGGCCTTTAAGCTTCTTTACTCTGTTTGCGTAGTTGGTAGCAGTCTTAGCAGCATCACCTTGAGCATCCTTTGTTGAGTCCATTATGATATTATATCTTAATTGGACTTTCTCAAGTTCCGTCAATTGAGCAAAAGTCTTGCCTAGTCCTGCCTTGAAGGAGGCAGTTTCTATTGTTGCATTTGTGATGACTACACCATATGCTCTTACAGCCCTGTGGTTACCAACAATAGCACTAGTAAACGAATCAATGACCTCCCTGTCACTTGCTATATTCTTAAACGAAGCAACGTCAACGGCCAATTCTACAAGTGTCTTACTTAATTCAGCAGCACGATCACGGGCGAACCCCAAAGGAACGAAAGTGTCCTGTAAGGTAGCCGCCCATTCTTTCACTTCGGTTTTCGACCTACCGATATTCTTAGCGAAATCATTGGCCCACTTAGCCGTTGCCGTTGAGTTCTCAGCAAATACAGTGTTAAACAGGTTCATAGTTTCTTGCGCCCTTGACGCGGCATTCGTAAACGACCTTATCGCGAATCCAGCAGTCGTTACAGCGGCAGTAATAGCAGCCACATTTATTGCGGTACTAGCAGCACTTTTCTTGAATGCTCCAAGCGTTTTTCTGCTACGCTTCATGCCCCGGTCGAAGACCGAGGTGCGAGCGATTAAATTTACCGCCAATGTCGAAATTGTTGCCATTATCCAACCTTACCGCCCAATGCTTGTGTATGGGCTTTACATGCGGCACTTGCCGCCTTCCAATCAAACTCTTTCTTTTCTTTCACTGTTTCGTACAGTGGTATACAATCTTTAATATGTACCGGATCTTTAGAGTTAGCAGACCTGACCGCCTGTGTCACCATGCCAATTCTGTAATCCTGCAATTCTTCGCCCCACGGACGGATACTGTACTCAGCAATCCACAAATTGTACTCTTTGGCCGACATACGCTGACCAAATTCTGCTAGTGTACAATGAAAAACCTCACGACAAAGCTTTAATCTGAATCGCTTGTCGTGGTCTTTTCTGAGTTTTTTACTGTCTCCTCAATTTCTTCCTGGCCAATACCAGAAAGTCGCTGAGCAACCTGAAAAACCCTATCTAGTGCCGAAGCGGATTTAGCCTGTAGTGCCGGAATATCTGACTCGTCAAACAAAATATTCCCGTCTTCGCCACGCATACACAAAGCACAAAGCTTAGCAGTAGCTCCGGTCATGTTAACCTTACCTACTCCCAGTTCTTTGCCGGGTCCGTTCATTAAAGATTCAGTCCATTGGTCCTTTTCAGCCAACGTTAAACCCCGAACATTTACTTCGCCATTCCATTCAGGAACCGGAACTACTTCAGTTTCAATATCATTGCAATCAATGATGTCTTGTCTACTTAACATTCTTCATCTCCTTAAAGATATTTAATCACTAGTAAGCCATGCTTGTTGTCTGCGTCGGAATTCCACTGCATTTAATTGACACAACCCTGTCGATTTTACCATTCTGTGGAGCAGATCCACCACCTCGCTTATTAAGATACCCATCCGTCTGTATTCCAGTGTCGTCTGGGAACGTAATATACCATTTCTGGTTACCTGATAAAAAAGCCGTCTCAACGAGTGCATCTTCTTCTGCGTCATAGTTTAATGTCACATCAATGACGCCCGGTTCTACTTGTCCACCAACGTACTCCATGAAATTGCTTGCCGAATCAAAAGAAGATACATCAATATCGCCCTTTGTTAATTCCGGCAATGTTATTCCTGAGACTTCACCGATAAACGCAGTCAGTGAGGTAACATTTGTTACCGCTGTATCCATAATAAAATCTATCGTACCGTTCAATCTTGTTGCGAAACCGCCTTGTCCTGCCATGATAATACCCTTTCAAAAATTTACTGTCTTGTATAAGTTATTTCATAATCTTGCCGAATTCCGTGTCGGCTTATTGGTTTATTTCCTGGCTCAAACTCGTCCAGATCTCCCTCATCTACTAGAGCCATGTAAGAGATCGGAACTCCGTTGACTGTACCGCTGAATCCATCCAGGGCCTTACGTACGGCAGTGGCAACGCCAACAGCAGATAGCTCTGACAATCCGTAAGAGTTAATCTGGAATCGCCTTGTAGCGAGCGTGTCAGGCCCGTCCATCGTATGCTTATCTGCGTCCATGCTAATGGCGTGATACGTCACAGATGTTAATCCCTCAGCAGGGTCGCCGCCTGGAGTAATCCTGTCATCGACCAAGCCTTCTAACGTGCTATCGCCTATTAAGATAGCGTATATAGCTTGCTTAAGCGTTCCCGTGCCAGCCACAGAAGCAAGATAGACCGTAACTAAATTGGACGGTGCTGACTCATTCGGGTTCTGTGCCGTGGCGTACATTTCGTACCAAACGCCATCAGCAAGTCCCGTCTGGACAATGTCGCCCGATCCTGTTCGCGTTAATCCCGTTGTCCATGCAGAAACGGTCTTTTGCCTGTAATAAAGCTGGACTGTATTCGTTCCCGGCGTTGTCGTGATCGAAACCGTCACACTATCCTGATCGCCGTTGTCTACTACGCCTGTAATTACAGGTGCAGCAGGTGGAGCAAAACCGGGATCGAGTGTGCCTGTTCGCGTATCAGGCCAACCATACTCAACGCTGACTTCTACCTCTGCTACTTCCGGCATTACTATGCCTGCATTTTGTCCAACATTTGAAGCTGTTATACTCATTGTTCTGTAGCCTCTGCAATAATATCTTCGGTCGAATCAACCGCATTTCCACTTGGGTCTTTCAGGTCTTTCTTGCTCAGTTGTGTGACAGTTCCCTTTTTGTTGTAACGAATCGTGCCCAATGACGGATCAAAGACTTCGTCGGGGAAGAAATTGCTCAATATTTCGTCTTGTTTTGCCTCAGTAGCTCCTACATTGTCTGGGAACCCTACCGGGGTCGTGAACAGTGTACCAGGAGAACCGACAACCTGAATGTCAGCGGTCTGGCTCACTGGAATAATTGTCAACTTATCAAAATCTGTCTCTGCTTGCGTAAGGTCAAATTCATAATACCCACTCTCAAGTTCAACGGGGCTTACGTCATTTAAAGCCGCGCCTGCCGCACCGTCTTTGCTCAGCTTTGCGGTTATATCGGCCAATCCTGTCTTTGGTGTATTGTCAGTAAGGTCAAAAGCAAAGACCGTCCATTTTTGATTTGCTACATTCTTTTGCATTATGCTATCCTTTGCAGGAAATGTTTATAATATTGTGTCGGAATTATCCCGCCGCCCTGTGCAGCTACCCATAAGGCTATGTTGTTTGGCTCCCATGCAGCGTATGGGTTATCGTGTAGGTTTTTTATTTCTGCTGCTGATAGAGCACGGTTATATAATTCTGCTGAGTAAATAATACCTTCAAAGTCGCCTGGACTGAAATCTCGGAATGTTCCCAACATAACGTCGGCGCCGTTTCCTATATTAGACAACCCAACTAATGACCCAGAAGCAGTCGGTTCGAGGACACCGTTGATATACAAGGTATAACTCACTTCAGATTTAACTACAAGAGTTATAAGTCGAGTTACCCCATCACCGTTATATACAGTAAGCGTCGGGTCGTTGATGTCTGTACCATTGTCTCCGAAAATTTGAACCGCTATTCTTCCGGCACTGTCCACAATGTCCCAAAAGTTTGTGTTATCGTTCCGGCTTGAAACTAAAGAGCCATCATCCCACCTTGTTAATATAGAAATGGTAAAATCAGAATTAGCAGTATCTAAGATAGGGCTGTATGGAATCCTAACGTCATCGCCAACCGCAAACGACAAAGCAGGCCCTTCACGCAACCACGTAGCACCGTTGTTTGTGCCGTTGTTACCGTTCAGGCTATAGTCGTACAAATCCCCCACGCCGAGCATAGGGAGGTCGAGGACTAAGCCCTTGCGACTTGGTATGTCGTGTGGTAGTTTTCCAAAAGCTGGTTTTATTAAAGTTGCCATAATTAGCTCGCTGGGGTTATGCTTGAACTATCTTCACCTACAGATACTGTCAACGTTTGCCCGGACAGGTTGTCTAGGTATATTCTAAAGTCGTCGAGGTCTTCGGCGTATAAAGTTATATCCCAGTTAGTTGTCTGGTTTTGCTCTATCGGAATACTATATCGTCTGAAGTTATCAACATCAAGTAGAGGTTCTTGGTAAGTACCTGTAACGGTTTTTCTGAGTATACTGATAAGTAATTCACCACTTATTACAAGGTTTGGCACAACAACAACCACCGAGATAATCTTAGACACTGTACCCTGCATAGACATAGGATCACTGAATTCCGTAGTTGCGGTTGGCAGAGAGATAGCGTCCCAATTTGCTCCGCCCGATTTCGGTACGAATGAAAAGTCTGTGTAATCATAAGCTGCGTTTGGCATTATGCACCTCCGTTATCTAAGTAAGTATCAATATCTGTCTGCCATGTTTCTACAAGAGTGGTTAATTCCGCATCGGCAATCACATCTTTCGGACGCTGTAGGTCAATCGCAGCGAACTGCTCTAAGATATGAGCCTGAAGTTCAGCTTTACCGAATTCCGCATTTATCTGAACATCGCCAGCTACTTCGCAGTCTCTTGTAGGATCGGCAATATTTGTTCTGGTAGCGATATAACTGAACCTATTGGTCTTTCTGTCTATCGGTGTTATCGCTGTACTGTGTTTATCTGCCATGATTACCTCTTATAATTTATTTAATCACTTCTTTTATGTACTTCTCAAAGCTCTCGAATTTATCCTTCTGATACTCTTTCATGTCTTCAAATTGCTTGTCTTGGTGGGCTTCGTGATTTCCAAACACTTCCTTATCTAGTTTTTTTTCGATCATCTTAGCGCCTAAGAGCATCATGGTGATAATCAACCCTATCAAAACTTTTAACCACATATCTTTTATCTTCTGTGCCATCTTTCTCTCCTTATTATGCCCCGTGTTGCTTGCGGGCTTCGCGTTCAATTCCAGTTCTGAGTTCTCTGCTCATTATATTTATAGCTTGCCGCCTTGTTTGGTCCCATGCACTGCGAATAAACGGCCTCGGCCTTGCTTTGCCGTGGCCGTATTCCAATGCACTCGGTATATAGCTTCTTTTGCCGGATGCTGAATAATGTATAAATTTATCTTCTCTCGGGTCCATTCCAATCTGAACGCCCCAAGAACCACGCCTTTGATGCTTAAACACGAAAACTTTAGCATTCTTAGCTATCAACGTTCCCATGTCACCACCAATCATACTTAGTGCGTTAGATTTCACTACACCTAATGTGTTTTTAGCCGCCGCCTTGGTAGCTTGCCTAACCACTTTCTTCTGGACCTTAATCGGCAATAATTTTAATACTGTATCGAGCGAATTAAACCCTTCGAGCGTAATTGACATAGCATCAGACACTTATCTGCTCCTTACAAGTTAGCCATAATTCAGTATGTTGCTCAAATACGTCATTAACATGGACAATTTCAAGAGTCCTGCCGTTGTACACTAGCCGGTTAGCAACGGTAATATTAGACACGCCGCCTGTCCCGCAGAAACGGGTCTGAATCTCAACAGTCGCCTTAATGTCGATCTGCCGGGCAGCTTCCAGCTTTCCGCCTGTGAGATTGATGACCTTTGCCCTGATATTAAACGTAGTAACCCACGTGTAGACCTTGCCGCCCATGCTATCCTTGCCTGTGGGTGTATTCGTCTGCACCTCAACTACATGTCTCATTTCGCCTGCTCGCATCAATAAACCTTTTCTAAAGTTAACAAGGCATCTACCCCGAACGGTATCTTATTTATAGTACCGTTGATTATTGCCTCTCTATACAGATACCATTCACCAATCATAAGGCGTATCGCCTGCTTAATCGTCTCAGGAACATCCGAAGCTGCCCCGTAGCCCGCCTGGTATTCAATTGTAACCGCGTCGATTACCCTTCGCGTTGTCGGCCATACCTCATTGAATGCCGGGACTAATCTCGCGACGTAGCTATTGAAGTCAGTCGTGTATTTTGAACTGTCCAACGTTTGTACGTCACCATTAGTATCGATATATTTTATCGACGTAAGAGAGATAGACGGCGGACGCGGTAATTCGATCAAGTACGCGGGGAAGCAATCCATCCGCAACTCCAAAGTCTGCGTAATATAACTACGGTTCTGGAACTGCTCTGCGTATGTCCTAGCTACCGTTATCAGCGTTTCGATATAATCATCGTCAGCGTCACAAGTTACATTAAGCTGGGCCTTTGCCTCTTCGAGCGTGATCGGCTCTGTGGTTGGCTTAGTCTTAATATTGACAGATTTATTTGGTTTTCGGTGCATCGGTTTTTTCTTTCTTGTCTGTTACGGGTTCCGTTGCTTTATCTACCACGAGAACTGCGAAACGTTTACTAATAAGATGATTTGCGGCCATGTCGCATAAGTCGTATACTCTACCAACTACCAAACTACTCTTTTTGTCTGTTATTTTGATTTTCATAATACACCTTTATTAAAGTTATTTCTTAAGTTCTATTTTAGGTATGCAATGTTCCGGCCATTGCCCGCTATCTAGCTGATTCATGTAATAATGCTCTGGTATAAATCCTTTTCTTGCTGGGCCGGGGAACGTGCACATCATCTGCAAGTGACCGATCATTATACTTGTCGCAAGGCAGGCTTTCCGACCTTCTTCGTAGAAGTTGTGCCAGAAATGAATGTCTTCATCTATCCGGCCTTCGCCCCAATCGCCATCCTCGTTTGGATGAGCCAAGAACCACGGCTTCTTGAGCCCCTGAAAAGCAGATACGCGGAAAATCGTAAGCCCGAAATGCCCGGTCGCTACCTGCACGAGTTCGTCCTCAAACTCAGTCAATGGAACATCACGCCAATCGCCGTTTTCGTCGACAGCAGCAAACATCGGGGTTTTGTTTTCGCGTTTAACCTGTACCGGAATGATACAGTCCACTTCTGGATTTTCTCCCATTAACTGTATCAATCTTCTTACGTGGTTTTCGTGGAACATCGTATCGTAGTCCATTGTAATAATGTACTCAGTCCCGTCATTGAGGTATCTATCAATCAATCTCGATAGTTTTTGGCCCCAAAATACGCCTGTTGCCGTTTGAACGGCTATGCCGAGTTTTGGCATTATTGTAGCAGCGGCGGTCAAGTTCGCCGTAAAGCCCAACCTGGGTAGCGTCATCACACACTGTATCTTTGTTTCAAGCCCGCCGGGTTTTGTACCGGCAAGATTCAGGCTTATCGGCATGGACGCACAATCCTTAATCTGTGATTCCCACACGCGAATGTCGGACAATCCGGCTTGCTCTAATAGTTGCGTTAATACGGTCTTATTAAAAATAGTCTTATGGAAGTCATTTTCGTCTGTCTGTCCGCCCATAATTAAATCATTTGGCGAATGGTCCATTTTTTGCTGGTCAACATAAGCCTTTGAGATTATATCGAAGTCAGGTACGGCAATCTTCAGCACGCCACCCGGACGGAGTTTGTCTACCCAATCACGAAGCACCTTTGCGGTTTCATGCTTGCCGAAATGTTCGAGGATATGAGAGGCGTAGATTTCATCTACCTCGCCTGAATCGTAATCAAGTGGGAACACACTGGTTCCGTACATCTTGTCGATGTTCTCAAAGCCTTTTAGTTTTAGTTTCCCCGATCCGAGGTTTAGTTTAAGCATAATTTATTTTCCTTTATCTTGTGACTTTCTTTTATTCAACATCCTTTAAAGGTGGCCTGACCCGATGCCAGACCACCGCTCTTGCCGAAACAAGATAAAGGATTTTAAGTTACAACTGGTGTACCGACCGTAATGACCTGCATACAACCGCTTACATTGGTTGCACCCAAATCTTCCTGGTCTTTCTGAGCCGCCGAATCAGCAGACTGCTCATTGCGGGTTAGTCTTGCAAGGGTGCTTATAGAGCATCCAGCAGCGACTGCGCCTGATACAACCGCAATACCGACATACTTTTTACGTTTCCGCAAGTCGATTTGGAGTTCCTGAATAACCCCGCCAAGAGCCATAACAGCAGCAGTTGGCAAGATGTTACTTGCCGACGTACTGGTTGCTGTACCGCTTGACAGTGCGGCGATCAGTTCCATGTTAGTGGCCTGTGTAACAGTGTCACTTTCGTAGACGCTTACGGTGTCGATAGCTTCCGTAGCCGAGTTGTGAGTACCACAAGTGATATACACATTAAGCTGATCGCTGCCCTTAGTAACAAGGTCCAACGTGTGTAAAGCGGTATCATTAGTTACGGCAATTCCCGGAGAAATTGCGGTTTTACCTTCATTTGCATTTATCATGTTTTAACCTTTCAAGTTAAATTTACGATTAACTAGATGCCAGAATAAGCCCGACTACAGGACCGGCTGCACTTGCAGAACCGACATCGTGAACATTGATGTCGAAACGCTCAATACCACGAACAGCAAACGAGTCAGTATCGAACGTGCTTGTCGATCCAACAGTTGCCTCGGTGGTCTGTGCGATTGTAATACCAGCACGATCACCGAACTGAGCAGCCATACGCATATCACCAAACAGGCAAGAAATCTGACTGTTAGCCGCTGTCACTGGCATTGTTGCGGTTCCGGAAGTCCAGTTCACAGGATAACCAGCGTACTGCATACGCGTCTTATCACCCATCTGCATAGCGTCAACACCGCCAGCTGCACGGGTAAGTCTCGACATTACCTGATAGAAGAACGGCTTAGAACAATACCACTCTGGCATTAAGCCTGGGAAGTTAGGAACCTGACCAACAACTTTAGTCAACTCCGCGTCGGAGATCTCGGCATACGTGTTATTGGCAGACAAGATCAGCCCACCACCATCATCAACACCATTCAAATCAGAAAGACGAGTAACTACACCAGTGATCCCGCCAGATGTCGATTCGCCGTCACCTTGGAAGCCAACGAGATCTTCTTTGATAGCCATAGCAAGGGCAATTTCGCGAACAATATCGTCGATGATAGAAATAATGGCGTCACTCTGGACTTCATTAGTTCCAACTGCGATAGCCGCCAGCTTCTTAGCGATCAGTTTAATCTGATCCCATGAGCCGGTACTTGTGCCGATCTGCTCACCTTCACCAACAAAGAACGCAGTTAGTCCACCTGTGCGTCGGTTTGTGATCTTAGTATCACCCATCATTGGTACGTTTTTCATAATACGTCTGACAATACCGTATTCCTCGACGAGACGAATGATAGCCGTTTCGAGTTCATCAAAAACAAGATAGCCGCCCTGAGTGTTTACGCCCTCTTGATAGAGAGAATCAACTGATCCGCCGCCAAACTCAGTAAAACTTGTGGTGATACCGTGAGTAGCACAGAACTTCTGTGCAAATCTATTACCGCAAAGAGTTGCCGCGAACCACATGCCCGCTTTGTAGGCAAGTACGTCTGCGTCAGGGCCTTTGAAGCTATGAAGCCTACCAGCCCATCGGTTACACTTTGCAGGTATCTTGATAAGGCTTTCCTGCTTAACGTTTGTAGGGTCGTCCAGTACAGTCTTGTCGGCTGCGGTCTGCCGGGGCAGTACATCAGGAGATGCAACGATTCGGTCTGCTACTGCCTTGTCTTTTGCAAGTTGTTCGTAATTAGCAACTTGAGCCTTAAGTCCAGTAGCTTTTTCCTGCAAAGCATCAAACTTCTCCTGTTGGTCGGCAGACAACACATCTTCCGAACCGTCGAGAAGGGTCTGCATATCATCAACACACACCTGATACGCATTCTTTAGTTTTGTTAATTTATCCATTTTGAATAATTCCTAATTAAAATAATATTTATGTTTCCGTCCGCATACCGGCTTAAGCCTGATACATCAAACAGTTAAAAGGTCAAGTTCGGATTTCGCCCTTGACTTACTTTTGCCTTTCGGCATTAAGTCTTTGATTACATTTTCCATCGTGGCGATGCGGTCAATCATACCAACGCTCTTTGCTTGAGTAGGCATGAAGCAACGGCCCTGACCAAAGTTTTGTTTTACGTCCGCAATACTAGTCCCCCTGTTCCTTGCAACAGCGGCATTGAATGAGTCACCAAACTCATCAACAGTTCTTTGCATGTCCTCTTTCGCTTCATCAGTAAGGGGCTCGAACGGATTGCCTTCGCCTTTAAACTTGCTCGACTTAATAACAGTGGCTTTAACGCCTAGATTCTCAAGGAACTTAGAATGATCCATATGCATCATTATCGTGCCAATGCAGCCTGTCATGGCGTCAGGGTCTGCTACGATCTCGTCAGCAGCCGAGCCGATAAAGTATGCAGCCGAAGCCATCATGTCGTTAACTACCGCGATAATGGGCTTCTTGCCACGCATTGAGAATATTTTTTCAGACACACCGGACAATCCCAAAGCTGTACCACCTGGAGAATCAACATCGATCACGATTGCACCAACGTCGCCATTATTTACAAGGCTGTCCATCCAAATACCGAAAGTCTCTGAGGATGTTTCAAATCCCATCGCAGACCATATCGTAGCCTTATGAGATATAAACCCATGCAACGGAATAGTGACCACCTTGCCGGATACGTTCTTAAATTTCGTAGCCCTGCGGTTTATCGCGTCCTCAATGTCAATGCCGTCAATGATGGCCATTTCTCGGCGAGAGACAATATCGTTTATCTTGTCGGGCATAAGATTGAATATGTCACCTTCAAACTGCCAGTTTTCAATTTTCATAATAGCTCCGTAAGTTATTTGCTATGTAATCTTCGTGTTTATCTTTTCGGTCTTCAAGTATCGCTATTGGGTTATTGGTTGCCTCCATGACCAACTTAAGCGAGAGCATATCAATATTTATACTTATACCCGTATTAAAACATAGAAGGCCAATAGATTCAGTTATAAAACTGTCATGCTTACCGTAAAATTCATCCAACCACGCCTTAAACCTCGGCATATCAGATGCCGCATGTTTCACCCGCTTTTCAAGTTCCTTTATCTCACGTCTGGCAAGTCTCGATGATATATCATCTATTACCGCGTTTGTCTGTGTATTATTTTCTGCGTTCTCTAATGACTGAAAGTTCATCGGTACGAAGTGGGTATCACCACCGTCGATGGGATTCATGTTTTCTAATCCCCTGATTTCATTTATAGACATTACGCCCATATTCCAGAACTTATTATACGCCTCAGACCTTGTTTTAATATCGCCACGTAGCATACCTTCTACTATATGAGAAAAGAACAAACCGTCTCGCTTATCCTGCTCGCTCAACAGCTTAGACCACAAAGCAAGCTCCCACCGCTTACACCACCCAGTAATGCCGTCCTGAACGTAATCAATGTTCTGCTGTTCAATGTTACTGAAAGCCGACTTCGTTAAGTCAGCGACCTTGTGCGGCGGAATACGCATCCAACGGCAGAACTCTATCACAGAGAAATGCCTTGTCTCAATCATCTGGCTTGCCTTTGGATCGATCACGTTACTAACAAACTTCATACCCTCTTCAAGAATAAGCGTTTGATGAGCCTTTTCTGCTCCGTTATAGTCAGCATCTAATTGTTTCTTGAGCCTGCCCTGTGCTTGAGTGGAAAGAGTAAGGGGGTGCTCAATGTTCCCGGTCTGGTGCATTCCATTGGCAAAGTAAGCGCCTGCAAACTTATCCATCGCAATCGCAGCACCGACCGTCTGGCTCGCAAGCTGGACAATGTTATACCCGCATATCCCATCGAAACCAAGTCCATGAATATGCAAAATGTCTTTGGAGAATATATCAGAAGTCTTACCGTCGTCAGTAGTTACCGTATAAAACATCCTACTTGTCGTTCTATCCCTGTGGATCGTAACACGGTCAGGACGGAGCGGCCAAATAGCGACAGGATTACCAGCAACGTCTCTCTGTATCTCCGCATAAGCGTTACCCCATCCCATAGCCTGAGCGTTCATGGTTTCCCGAAGGCTCATGGCGTCCATTTCTGGGTTAGGCTGAAACTGCAATAATCTTACGGCCGGGTGGTCAGTAACCTCGAACCGACTAGATCCATCCTTACGGAACAACTTAATAGGGAGCTTGCCAATGTCCTCAGACACGTTCCTAACACAAGCGTACAAGCCTGATACGGTAAGAGCCGTCTGGTTATTTACTGGCTCATCAGACGTATTACGGAAAGTGCCTGACAATACAGAATGCCAGCCTGCCTGAACGCTACCGGATGCCCGTATAGCCCAGCCACCAATTGACTTCAATGCTTTTTTTATAAAATTTGTCATAGAATTACTAGTCCACGTTTTTCATAAACAGATTCTTGTGCGCCGGGTTCAATTAAGGATACACCTAAAGCCATGAGAGCGGCGACAATTCCGTCAATCTTTTCAGATGATTTGTTTTTCATGGGCTTCTTGTTATCATTGCCGTCTGTAAAAACAGCAGTATTCGACGCCATCCATTTCAATACTGGATTTGAGTTGTGAGTTATCTTCCTAGCGTTCACTAATGCAGATAATGTCTTCGTTGGTTCAGTGAAATTACCCGTAGATTGGCCGAACTCTATAACCTTCTTGAGTGGCAATCCATCTATCACTAATTGATTCAGCATATGCCTTGAGTTCCATACGTCAAAGGCTATTTTCTTGACATCGAAATCAGAAAACATGGATTGTATATCCTTCTTGATGTAATCGTAGTCAGCACTAGTTCCATCGGTCAGCTTCAAGAACCCTGCGTCGCTCCACATGAGATAAGGAACCCTGTGCTTTTTAGATCTTTCCTTAGCTCCTTCTGTCGGGCAATAAAACTTAGGATGTATAATAATCTGCCCGTCAGGGCGAGGGAATATAGCAACAACAGCACATATATCTTCTTTTGATGCAAGATCAACGCCGATAAAACATTCCTCACCAATCAATGCCTTGGCTGTTTCTTCATGTAAGAAACTAAGTATCTTGATGTTAAGAGATTTAACATTCATTACATCCCTACATGTCTTTGCATCAAGAGATTCGCCTTTCCAGAAGTAAGGACATGTGTTCCATTTCTCCATATTGAAGAATCGTGTCACCTGAGTAGTCCATACGTTCATACGCTTAGTAAGGAAGTTATTCACAGCGGCGGGATCATTGGCGGCCTTATTGCACATCCGCTTCATGTCTTTTTTGTAGAGTGAAACGCCATAGTTAGGATTAGCTTTAATCCAAACAGCGGGATCTTTCCAGTCGTCTATCAATTCGCCAGTGTTTTCATCTCTATCGAGGGTGTATATTACTCCAAAATACGTGTCATCTTCAACGGAACCCTCAAGGACTTTAATGACGTAATCCCTCTCGTAATAACAAGGAGACTGTACATTAAAGCCGGCAGTCGTAATGATATATATCATCGCTTGACTTCGTGAGCCTATCGCAGAGTCAGTAACCTCAAGTAAGGAACGATCCGGGTGAGCATGGAACTCATCCACTAAAATCATATGGGGATTCAAGCCATCTTCATTTTTAGAATCCCTCCCTAGGGGCTTCCATGTTGCATCCATATCTTCTATTGTTATACTCTTTTTGTGAACGGCAGCTGTGCCACCAAGATAGTCAGACTTCCTTGTCATTCGCTGTGCTTCGGTAAGCGTGAGCATTGCCTGGGCTTCTTTGGTTGCTACCGAATATATCTCAGAGCCACCCTCACCATCGAAGCCCAACCCGTAAAGCCCTAATCCCGCTACCTGCGTAGACTTACCGTTCTTCCTTGCCACTTCCTGGTAAATGGTATTAAACCGCCTCACATAACCGTCACCGTCTTCGTCTTTCATCATCCAACCAAAGGCAACCCAGAATATAAACTGCTGCCATGGTTCCAATATGAAATTCTGACCGGCCCACTTACCCTTGCTGTGTTTGAGCATTTCAACAAAATCAATAACGGTCTGACCTGCAGCGGGATCGAAAAGCAAGTCCCTTTCATGTCCATCAACTAAGTCGTCAAGGTGTCTCCGGGCCGCAAGCTTGAGATATTTACAGGCGGGGATTGTACCATCAAGCACATCATCAATGTACTTGTGAACTATCGCCTCTGACCTGCATTGTGTCTCAACTGCTACCATTAAGCCTTTTTCCTATTCATTAACGCTGCAAAAGCATTATTAGTATCTGTCTTGCCCATACTTAAATTAGTCCTACTGGCGGGCGTCATGCCAAACTCAACGGCTATTATCTTGATATTCTTGAGTAAAGTTGTCGATTCCCTGAGCATGTTCACGACACCAACGTCAGTATTGAAAGTCTTATTTATCATCACATACTTGCCCCACTCCTGGCAGTAGCAAGCAAGTAAACTTCGATCCCATTCGGTCAAACATTTCTTCTTAGCCAGCAAAGGAGCGATCCGGTTCCACTCCCGCAAAGCCTCTTTCTTCAAGAACTTAGGGGCATCAGGGATGACCACATCCGGCATAGGCTCATCGTCGTTACGGCGGCACTTCTGGAGCGTCCCCTGCAACTTCAATACGCTTGTCGGTTTCTTTGGTCTGCCTTTTGCCATTGTCTACCTTGTCTGTCCTTACTGTTCCCTATTTATGCACGATAAAAATGAGGGT